GATGGCAAAGTGATCGTGCTGGATGAGAAGGGCTACGAAGTCGTCGCCCTGTGCACCTGCGCCGCCGGCCAGTGGTGGGGATCTCTGCCTGCCTGGAGCCAGTACCCCACCGCCCTAGAGCTACTGCGCCGGCCCGGCTACACCGAGCCCGAGGCTGCTGGGGTGTCCCAAGCTCAGGCCGATTGGCTGCTGAACCGCACCGGTCAGGTGGGCGTAAAGGTGGCCATGGAGGAGTTCACGGCTGAGATGCAGCGGAGGGCTGAACGCTAGACTGCGGGGCTGGTGGCAAAGTTTCTTTGATTATTTCGTGGATACTTCCTTGCCATTGCTGTGGATACGTAATATAACAGTAAGCAGTTGAGGGCAATCAAGCCACGGAGGACTAAGAACATGACCAAGAGCCAACGAGAAGCCCGCATCCAAGAACTGGAAACCCTGCTCGGCGTGATGACTGAGTACGCCGCGCTGAACACCGGCAACGGCTCAGAGCCCACGCGCCGCCTTGGCGTCATTGGCGCGGCAGCCTTTGAGGCAATAGCGAACGACCCCGCCGCGCTGTCTCGCATGGTTGACGACTGCCGCGAAGCCCTGAACCGCTAACCCACCCACCCCACGGCCCGCCGGAGCCTATCCGGCAGCAACCGCCCCACGGGGCACGGAGGACACTATGAGAAACGACCTCGAAACCATCAAGGCCGAATTGACACGGCTCCAGCGCAGAATCGGCAACCTGCCCGCTACTGACCGCCGCCCGCTCGAAGGCGAAGAAGCCGACCCGGACGCCGTGTTCACCAGGGAGCAGATCCGCAAGCTGGGCCTGACTATCGCAGACGCCGAGGCACAGATCGTTTGTGCCGAAGTGGCGACCCACGGATACGACGACTAACACCTAACCACCCACGGCCCGCCGAGCCTATCCGGCAGGAGGACACACCATGAAAGCCACCCTCACACACAAGAGGCGCCACCCCAACGGCTCCGGTGCATACATCGTGGACGCCACCTGCTCAGGCTGCGGCTACTGCCGGACGGTGGGCTACGGGTACTGGCTGATCATCCTCTGCGGAGGCTGCGGGGGCGAACTGAAGCGCGGCACCTATAGGAAGGCCAAACGCTAGACTGCTCTGCTGGCCGAAACTTTCTTTGTTTATTTCGTATCTACACCTTGTGGTTAACGTGGATACAGAATACTATAAGAACAGTTGAGGGCAATTAAGCCACCGGGAGCCGAGACAATGACCCAATCAGACGCAATGACCGCACTCCTCGCAGCCAAGGGCAAGACCATCACCATCGACGGCGAGACCTTCACCGTAGAAGGCGCGCGAGTCACCTACGGGGCCGGCGTGTGTATGACCCTCGACCGCCCTCGCCCCGGCCGCTCCTCGCGACTGCTGACGGTTGCCGCCGGAGACGATCCCTTTGCCAGCATTAACCTTGCGACGACGATCGCCTAACCCACCAACCCCGCCCAGGCCACGGCGCTCGCTTCGGCGGGCGTTGCTGGTTCTGGACACTGGCGCGAAGGTGCATAGACTGGGGAAGCACTTGGAACACTATACGCATGCCAAAGACCACCCAGGCAGAGATCGAACGGCGCATGGCCATCGTGCAGGACAGGATCGGAGAGCGCGGGTGGTCGCTGCAGATCGCCCTGGACCTTGCCGCCGAGATGGGAGTGGCCAGGGAGACGGTCTACGCCTATCGACGCAGGGTGATCGAGCGCACCCGGATCGAGTTGTCGGAGCAGGAACTGGACGAGATGCGCTCCGAGTTCCTCGAACGGATCAGAGGCCACCAACGCGCAGCCCTGGACGCTGGCAAGCTCGGGCCGCTCGCTGCCATGATGACCCTGGAGAGCAAGATCACCGGAGTCGAGAGAGCCGCAGAGGTGGACGTACAGCCGGTTTCGGTCACTCTGCACGTGCCCGGGCCTCTGAGCGAGTGAGGCACCTTAGCGTTGACTACAGGCCCCACAGCGCGCAGCTACGGGCGCACACCGCGCCACAGGACACGGTGCTATTCGCTGGCGGCTGGGGCTCGGGCAAGACGTGGTGGCTGATAGCTGAGGCCCTGCGCCTGACAGTGGAGAACCCAGGCAGGCCCGGCGTGCTGGTGTCGCCCACCTTCCCGCTCCAGAGGCGCACGTTGTACCGGGCGATCGTGGACATCTTCCCAGAGGCCAAGCGGTGGCCGAGCGGCGCAGCCAATGCCCGCGATTGTCTGGGGCCGCTGGTCAAGGACTGGTCAGCGAGTGACCGGGTGATGACCATGTTTAACGGGGCGGAGTGGGTATTTGGGAGCGCGGATAATGTGGGGAGCCTTGAAGGCGCGAGCTACGCCTGGGGATGCCTAGACGAGCCCAGGCTGGTCAGGGCTGAGGCGTGGCGCATCTTCAACGCCCGCATCCGCGACCCTAAGAGCAAGCAGCTACGCAGGGCGCTAGCCGGGGTGCCGTCTCTCGGCTGGATGTGGGATGAGTTCGGCAAGCCGCACCCCAAGCGCACGGTGGTCAGAGGCAGCACCACAGACAATCCGCACCTGCCGCCCGGCTACATCGAGCATCTGAACCTCAGCGACCGGCTGGCCCGCGCCTACATCCACGGCGAGTTCGTGGTGCTTGAGGGCGTGGTCTACTGGAATTACACAGATGAGAGCATCGTGGACGTGGAGCCAGATCCCACCAAGCCCACCTTTGGCATGCTCGACTTCGGCGGGCGTAAGCCTTACTTCGGCATCGTCCAAGACCATGACTGCGGGGAGGTGGTGGTGGAGGAGGTGGTGGCAGCCAACGTGCTGGAGAGCCGCCACGCCCGCGACTGTGCCGAGCATCTGCAGCGGCTAGGGCTGACCATGCTGGAGTGTTACGTGGACCCGGCTGGAAAGTCTCGCAACAGCATGACCGGCCTTAGCAGCTTCCGGGTGTACGAGGACGCCTTCCGCGCTGCCGGTGTTCTGTCTGGCCATATGCAGCACCCTCGCGGCCCGGTTGAGCGGCACATCCCCAACGGTGTCGAGGCCACCCGCTGCAGGCTGCAGGACCATGCCGGCAGGCGTCGCCTGTTCGTCGCCAGGGCATTGACTGAGCAGAGCCGCACCAGCCGCTACCCGGAGGGCACGGTCGGCGTCCACGGCGGGCTCATGGGCTACAAGTACCCAGCCACGAGGCAGCACAGCAACGAGCCGCACAAGGATGGGATCCACGATCACAGCATGGACGCGCTGCGCTACTACGTCGTCGCCCGGCACGGGGTAGTCGAGCAGCCAGACATTGCCGCGCTGAATATGAGCCTTGACAGATCGGGCTCTACCCAATCGCATTCGGTGGGGTATGGTGCGGGAGATCTGCACCTGGGAGACTTCTGATGAGCGAACCCGATCCCGCCACCTGGGCCAAGCTCGGGCCGCTCTATGTGACCCAGGCAGCAGCCGAGCAGGCAGCGGCAGGCGGGCAAGCGGTGCGGATCTACCCGGACGGCATGGAGGCGCTCAGCGAGTACATCTCCCTGCCGGGCCAGATGGGCGGCAAGCCTCTGCGGGCCAATGCCTCCATGATGGCCAAGCGCCTAACCGAAATCGGCACCTACCCCATGAGCGGGGTGGTGGACATGGACAGCAACCCGGGCTTGACCCCGGACGTCTGGCGCGGCTACGGGACGCAGGTCGGCATCGTCGATCAGATGCGGATGGAGGATCCCGTCATCAAGGCGATCACCCTCTCGTGGACGCTGCCGATCATCCGCAGTCACTGGAAGATCGAGCCGGGAGGCGATGACCGGCAGGCACTAGAAGAGGCAGAGTTCATCCGGGCGAACCTGTTTGAGTATCTGAGCGGCGGCTTCTATCAGTTCGTGGAGCAGGCAGTGGCAGCCGTCTGGCGTGGCTTCTCGCTGTTCGAGATCGTCGCCCGCTTCGACCGTGACAGCGAGCAGACCCGGCTTGACCAGTTGAGCCCGATGCTGCCCAACACGGTCTACTCCTGGAACCGCTACGAGTCCGGGCGTTGGGGTGTGACGCAGGCCCCGGACCAGGGCGACGCCGACGTCGGAGCGGCGAGCGCCTACGCTGCAGGCGGTGCGAGCCTGCCGCCTGAGAAGCTGCTGCACGTCGTTTGGGATCAGAGCGGCGACGACCCCGAGGGCATGAGCATCCTGCGGCCCTGCTATGCGGGCTGGAAGTCTCGCCGGCTGATGCTCAAGTTGGAGGCAACCGGCTTTGAGCGCGGGGCCTTTGGGATCCCTTATGTCGAGGTCGATCCGACAGCGCGCACGGGTGACAGCGCTTCAGTCAACGAGATCCTGCGCGAGCTTCGCACGGGTGCCAGGGCGTGGGCAGCGTTCCCTCCGGGATATACGTTGAAGTTTGCCGACTTCCCCTTCAAGGGTGCCGATCTGCGCGAGGCTCGGATCGCTGCAGGCCAGGACATGGCCCGCGCTGCGCTGGCCCCGTTCCTGTTCACAGGTGAGAAGGCCGGCGCGTACTCTCTGATCCAGGGCCAACAGGACTTCTTCACCATGGCGCTCCAGACCGCTGCGGACATGATCGGCGCGGCGCTCAGCCATGGCAGCGACTCCCTGATCCAGCGGCTGTGTCGGTGGAACTACAACCGCACCGAGGGCTTCCCCAAGCTGGTGCCCGGCTCGATCAGCATTGGCGACCCCAAGCAACTGGTCGAGGCGATCAAGATGGCAGCAGAGGGCGGGGCGCTCCTGCCTGATCGCGGCATCGAGGAGTCCGTGCGCGCTGCGCTGGGGCTGCCTGAGTTGCCGGAACACGAGAGCCGCGAGGAGCAGGAACACCGCCTAATCAACGCGCGGCCCGCAGAGGTCAGAACTGAGGTGGAGCAGATCGAGCGAACCGAGGTCAAGAGCAAGGGGCCCGCGATCACAGAGATCACAGACGATCAGGCCGACGACACCGAGCGCGAGGCCAAGGAGATGGAGGCATTGGCCGAGAGCCTGCGCCGTCCCGTTGCTGTGAGCGGTCGCGAGCTACGCGAGGAGGAGCGTTACGTGCGCCTTGACGAGACGCTCGCGCCCATGGTCAGCGTCAAGGATGCGATGGCCCAGGCTGCCGAGGACTGGCGCGAGGAGATCGCAGACAGATACGCCGACCGGATGGCCAGGGCTGGCGACCTGATCAAGATGCGCGGCGCGGACGTGCCAGACGTTGGCAAGCTGGGCGAGGCGTTCCGGGTGGAGTTGCGCAAGGCGTACCGAGCGGGCAAGGCGTCGGTGCGCGAGGAGATGGATCGGATCTCTGCCTCGCCCGATCTGCTGCCTGCGCTTGAGGCTGGTGACTTCGAGGTGACCCGCGACGACATCGAAGTAGACCTGCCGGGCGAGACTGAGACGCTCAGCGAGCAGACCGCATTCTCATGGACCGGCCAGCAGCGAGGGGGCCTCACTGGCCTGCGCTACCTGACCAGCCTGGGCGATGGTGTGCCCCTGCTGCTGGCTCCCGCGGGCCGCAAGGTTGAGGCCAAGAAGCCCAAGGCCGCGGGCGAGTCGGTCGCAGATGAGATCATCCCCGAGGACGCTGTGGAGAATGTGGCGCGGACCTCTGCCCTGGCTGCTGCTGACCGCGTCAAGGCCGCCAGCATCACGGCGGTGCAGTCTGGCAGCATCGGCGGCGTGATGGAGACGAGCGCTATAGCGGAGACGGTGGCGGGCGCTGTGCGCGAACTGAGCCCAGGCGCTGATCTGGTGCAGGCGCAGCGCGACACCAACACGATCTTTGGGCTGGGCCGCATGCAGGAGGCGCGAGCCGAAGGAGCCGAGAGCGGCATCCGATCCGCCATGCTGGAGAGCAGCACCTGTGACGTGTGCCTCAGCAAGGATGGCGCTTCCTTTGAGATCACCGAGCTTGACGAGTACGCCACCCCGGATCCTGATTGCTTCGGCGGCGATCAGTGCAACTGCATCGTGATATTTGTGCCGAAGGGATAGACCATGAACGACCAGATCAACCTCGCAGTTTGGACGACGGCCTACGTCAACGACCTGCCCGATAGCGCCTTCCTATACATCTCGCCCGGCGGCGAGGAGGACGACGACGGCAAGACCAAGCCGCGCTCGCTGCGCCACTTCCCCTACCGCGACAGCAAAGGCGACGTTGACCTGCCGCACCTGCGTAACGCCATCGGCCGGATCCCGCAGTCCACCGCTCCCGGCTTGACCGCTGAGAAGATGCGCGCCCTGCAGGACAAGGCCCGCGAGATGCTGCGCGCCGAGTCCGAGGACATGGCCGAGCCTGACGAGGAAACCAAGCGCAAAGAGCGCGAGGCCCAGGAGGAGGCGCTGCGCAAGAGCCGGGCGGGAGTCAAGGCAGACCCCAGCAAGACCGGGCGCGGCATGGGCAACCCTGCGACGCGGCGCTACTACTCCGAAGGCTACTGGTCCTCACCGCTGCTGCTGAGCGAGGGCCCCGAGTCCTGGGTCGAGGTGGTGCGCTCTGGCACCTTCTACGGCAGCACCGGGCCGAAGCCTCGCAAGGTCGAGTTGACCGATGCCGACGTATACGCGATGGCGCGCAACTATGAGACGGTGCTGGCTGAGCAGTGGTTCTCTGGCGGTGCGCCGGTCGGCTACAATCACGCGCTCGCCGCTGGCAACATGGACCCAGCCAGCACCAAGGCCGCAGCCAGGATCAAGGCTGTCGAGGTGCGCCCCAACGACAAGGGCGGGGTTAGCCTGTGGGGTCTGTTCTCGTGGACCGACGAAGGCGCGCAGCGAGTCAGCGCGAAGGAGTTCGCTGGGATCTCCGCTGAGCTTATCCCGCCAAAGGTTGCAACCAGCAAGCAAACAGGGCAACCGCTGCCCGGCTACTTGATCGTGGGAGCTACCCTCACAAACCAGCCCTTTGTGCCATCCATGGCGCGTCCTACCGTTTTTTCTGATTGCGCTATGCAAGCAATTGATCAACCTGTTAGGCTCGCGCCTACAGACTCAACCCCGAGCCGGATCCACCTCTCTGAGGCTGTGCCCGCTCCCCAGGAGAACACCCCGATGACCGACATCCTCCTCAAGCTGGCCGAGGCCACCGGACTGCCCACAGAGGCACCCGAGTTGCTGGCCGAGGTGCGGCGACTCCAGACCGAAGCCGAGAAGGTGACGGTCCTCACGGAGACGCTGGAGACGGCAACCAAAGAGGTCGAAGGCCTCCGCGACCGCAACTCGATCCTCGAAGAGCGCGAGAAGGTCCGCACCCTGGACAGTGCCTGCACCATCGGCCGGATCGCTCCCGCAGAGCGTGAGGACTATTGGCAGGTGTGTCAGACGCTGGGCGAGGAGAAGGCCAACCGCATCTTTGCAGAGGGCCGCTTGCCGGTCGGTCGCGAGACTTCCGAAGCCGACGCGCCCTCGGCAGTGACCCCGCTCGGAGCCATCGAGGCCGAGGTCGAGGCGCTTGCCGAGAAGATCCACGGTGATACCAACCTCTCCGAGGCCGCCGCCTATTCTCAGGCGATGTCCACGGTCCTCGCTGACCCCACCAAGCTCGCGGCCTACGAAGCCGAGAGCCTCGACCAGTAGGAGCGCACGATGTCAACACCCTTCAATCCCACCCTGGTGATCACGCGCAAGTGTAACGCCGACATCTCGTCCTCTGACTGGCTGCTCGTGAGTTGCGTTGGCGACGACGACATCGAGGTAGCCGGGACCACATCAACGGCCACAGGCGATCTGTGCATCGGCGCACTCACCAACGACGTGGCCGCGGGCACCGCCGCCAATCCGGTCAGCGTGCCGGTTCAGTGCGGCGGCATGATCAAGGTGCTGGTTGGCACTGGCGGGATCACCGCTGGCGATCTGGCGATGGCTGCCGCGGACGGCACCGCCATCGACGTGGCCACCGGCAAGTATGCCTTCGGGATCGCCCTTGAGACTCACGCGGCTGGCGATGTCGGCGCGTTTTTGTTCGCACCCAGCTACTACGAGGAAGGCTAGCCTCACCGGCTCGCACTAGGAGAATCAGACCATGGTTAATATTCAAGGCCTCGTTAATGACCGGATGCTCACCAACTACACGCGGTTGTTGGGCCCCTCGCTCGGTAGCTTCATCGCGGACGGGATCTGCCCAAGCGTGGACGTGTCCACCAAGACGGGCCAGTTCTACTCCGTCGCGGGCGGGTTTGCTTCGGCCTCGCCGGGTCACGATCTGATCATCGCAGACGGTCAGGACTCGCCCCTTCAGATCAGCACCTCGGTGAGCAAGGTCACCGGCTGGGACGTCAACGTCAACGGGCTGGGCGTGAAGATGAATAAGAGCAGCGCCGAGTATGCCCAGGGCAACGGGCTCGACCTTCGCAAGGCCAACGCCGCGGTGCTGGCACGGCAGTGCATGATCCACCGCGAGCGCACCGCCGCCGCGCTGATCTTCAACGCAACCACCTTCTCGGGCTACACCGCCGCGCTCTCTGGCTCTGACCAGTGGGACAACGCAGCGAGCGACCCGATCAGCAAGGCGCAGGACGCGCGCGACTCGATCATCACCAACAGCGGCGAAGTTCCCAACGTCGCGATCATGGGCTATGAGGTCTACAAATCGCTCAGGCAGCACCCGCTGATCCTGGAGTACACCAGCCGCACCGCCAACACGGCGGGCGTCCTGACCAACGACGACCTCGCGCGGGCCCTGGACGTTGACACCATTTGGGTGGGTAAGGCCGTCGCCAATTCCGCCTATGAGGGTCAGACGGAAACCAACGCCTTCATCTTTGGCAAGTTCGTACTCTTCGCCCACATCAAGAGCAGCCCGGCAGCGATGACTCCGCAGAGTTGCCTGCAGCGGTTCCGCATGGCCGGCAGCACGGACGGTGCCGTGAGGCGCTGGGAGCCCACGCCGTATGTCGAGCAGATTGACATGCTCTGGAACGACCAGTTCGCAGTCCCCACTCCCGCCCTGGGCTACCTGTACTCCACCGCCGTCAGCTAGGAGGCCGTCATGGCTGAGACACTTCTCTATCAAGGCGTTGCGGTCAACCCCGCCAACGGTCTGCGCGTGCGCCTCGGGCACAACGTCGAGACGCTCGCGGGCACCAAGACTCTGCTGCCACAGGACGCGCAGTTCCAACTGCTCGACTGTGACGGAGGCGCGCGGCAGGTCAACCTTCCGGCGGAGGAGGCAAGCCAGGGCTTGTTCTTCGTCATTAAGAACGTGACGGCCGCAACCCATGCGATCACGGTCAAGGATGACGCTACTGTCCCGAATACCATTGACTCCATCTCGGCAGTCTCCTTCGGGATCTTCGTCTGTGACGGCGACTCCTGGGTGAGTGCGGTCGGTGACGTTGACTTCGGTTAGCCACCCCGCATAGGAGCGCCCCTATGAGCCACGAAGTAGCACCCGGTCAAGAGTTGATCCACAGCGGTCGCCGCTATCCCGCCGGGGCCCTCGCCCCTGCCGGCTGCGACGTCGCCACCCTCAGCGCCCTGGGCGTGCTGGTCGAGGTGGTCGAAGCCAAACCGCCAGCCAGACCCGAGCCAGAGGCTGTGCGAGTCAGCGCCCGCGGAGGCTTCAACCCCGAGGACCCGGCGACCATCAAGCACGTCACGATCAAGGCGCTGCCTGCAGCCCTGGCTGGGGTGTCTGACCTGGACACGTTGCGCGCCATGCACTCGGCCGAGTCCCGCAAGGGTGGCCGCGACGCCATCGAGGAGCGCATTGGTGAGTTGGAGATCGCAGAATGAAGCTCCGCGCCCTGTGCAAACTTAGCCATGGAGGGGCCCAGCTTGCCCCTGGTGACGTTTTCGAGGAGCAAAGCGACCACTCCGCGGCCAAGCTGCTCGGGCGTGGCTGTGCGGCGCGTGTAGCGCCTGAGAAGAAGGCCGCCAAGAAGAAGGCCAAGGCCTCCGAAGAGTAGGAGAGCGCCGTGGCATACAACGCAGATCTAGCCACGGCCACTTCAATGGCTCCGCAGCTTGGCACCCTGAGCGCAAGCAGCACCCCAACCAGCACACAGGCAACAGTGGTTTGGACTGGTGCCTATGACAAGGTGCGCGCGGCTCTGCTGGCGAACGGTATCAGCAGCAGCATCACAGCATCCACAGTGGCCGAGGCATGGGCGCAGCGCTGTGAGATGATGCTCACATCGGGAGAGGTGCTGCTGGCCAAGGGATCCATCGGTGTCAATGCGGAGAGTACCGGGCCGGCGCTGATCAAGATGGGCGACACGATGATCGAGAGCCTGCCGACGATCCGAATCATGCTGCTCGACAACGGGGCCACCGCCGACAACGGCAGCACGGACTCCCGCATGGGCAGCCACTGGACGCGCGCCAAGGATCCCGATTGGGATCCCACTCCCGGCGGCGATGACGTGCCCTATGCTGCCGTCCCCATCTGGCCGGATAACTCGGACCTCTGATGGCTGGCTCGACCGCCTACGGATCGGGGCTGGGCACCCTCTCGGCTGCCATGAGTCAGGCGCGGCGCGGCGGCTCAGAGCCGGGGCGTATGTTCACGATCAAGATGGAGCCCGCGCCGACTGAGATCCAGGCCCGCTTTGAGCAATGGGCGGCGCTGATCGATGACTT